CTATTCGCGCTTCTGTCTATTATTTGGCGTGATTGGGCTCACCGTGGTGGGCTTTGCCCGGTAGTGCTTGCGGGTCACCTTCGGATCCGCGTGGCCCAGCAGCTGCTGCGCATGCGCCTCGTCGTCGGCATCGCTGCCGCTCTTGCGGCGGATGTCATGGAACGTGAGATCACCCAGCTTCGCCCGTAGCTTCACGTGGCGCCACGAGGCCTTCAGGCCGGTGGTGGTATAGCGCGTGCCGTCGCGGGTCAGGAACGCCGGCTGAGAGCCAATGCGGAGGCCTGCGATGCGCTTCCACAGCGTGGTCAGCTCATCGGTCCAGCCGATGACGTGGCGCTTCTTGGTTTTGCTGTCGATGTAGGCGATGCCATCGTCGGTGGCCGCCGTCAGGTTCAGGCTGACCAGGTCGAGCTGACGCATGCCCGTGATGTAGGCGAACTGCAGCAGGTCGCCAAAGCGTGTCGACGCCTGTGCCACCAGCGCATCGAGCTCGGCGTCGGTGACGTAGCGATCGCGCGCCGTTTCCTTGTTGCGGAAGCGCATGCCGGCGGCGGGGTTTTCGCCCTTGTACAGACCGGCATTCATCATGTGGTTGTACGCGGCGGAGAGCAGGGCGCGATCGCGGTTCGCAGCGACGTTGCCTTTCTGCACCAGGTACGTGTAGACGTGCGAGCGCTCGACTTCCTCGAGCAGCATTTCGCCGAACACCGGCAGCAACGCCTTTGCGCTCCAGCCGTAGTTGTCCACGGTGCGTGGCGAGAGGCGCTTGCCGGCGACCTGCAGGTAATGGGCGATGGCGCCGCCGACGGTCATCTTGTCGGGACGCGCCGCGCCCTCCAATTTCGCCCACTCCTGCAGCGCGATTGCATAGTCATCGCCCAGGCGCAGCCAGTGCGGCTTTCCGTCCTTGCGCGAGACGTAGTAATAGGCGCCGTGCTTGAGCTGCATGCGGCGCGGTAGGTGCTTGTTGGCGGTGCGTTTGCGTCCCATGTCAGATCGCTCGAACGAGACTGGAGAAATCAGGCTCGCGGCGTTTCGGCTTTGGCGGTGCGCGCGAGATCAACGCCATGGCGCGCTCGACCAGGGGGCGGCCGACGGCATTCGGGCGAAACGGTATGCCCATCATCGTGAGCGCTTTGCATTGGGCCGACCAGCGCTTTTTGGCTGTCAGCTGCGAAACCTCGTCGGGTGTAAGCCAGGTATCGGTCATGCCACACCAATCCATTCGGCAAAACTCAAGCCGGTATCGGCGCGAAGAAACGCCTGGTAGCGCTTCTGTGAGCGCGTGAGCTTCGGAGTTGGAGGCGGGGCAGGGCTGTTCACCGCGACATAGTCGATACCCGTGGCAGTGACAAAAAACACATCGTCGCCACCCGAAAGCGCATTGCCGAGGCGCCGCGTCATCAGCCCCTTGGCGACGAGTTCCATACAGGCACGGTGGTCCTGCGAACCTTCGCCGGTGACAAAGTGATTGCGGTATTGGCTGCCTCTGCCAAACTGATCGACACCCAACGAGTGCTGCAGGATCTGGAGAAGATCAGCCATCGGCGCCTCCGAGGAGCTTGCGAAAGAGGCCTCGCCCTCGTCCTGCCCCGGCCGCCAACGCCAGTGGCTCGGGCCCATGCTTGAGCTCAAACTGAAAGATGGGGCTGCCGCTGAGCGCCTTTTGCACAAGGCCCGGAAGCGCTGCATAGAGTTCGCGAGGCATCTCCGCATAGTCCACGCAATGAAGCGGCTTCAGAATCGCCATCGCTTCCGGATCAGGCACGATATCGAACATAGAGGCGATGTCACGTACCACGGACACGCTGAAATGTCCCTGCCTCAGCATTTTGTTGAGGGCGGCCATGGCGGCCATCTGGCGGACGTTATCCAAGAGCGGCCTCCGCGTGTGGCGTCGTCATGGAAAGCATCGTGTCGATCGCCGCATCCCAAAGCACCTTCTCTTCATTGGCCTTCGGTGCAGATGCCGAACGCATGCTGATCGCGCCGAACGAAAACGAGATATCTGCGTTCTCGATCAACCAACGGTAGCGACGCGCTTCGTCGCTGTCAGGTGATGCAGACGGCAACACCGCCTGCGGCGCAGGGGCAGCTACCAGGGCGACCGCTTTAGGCATGGCCTCCGACACGCGCTCCATGAAGGCAGCAGCCTGATCGAAATGGGCAAGCGTTGCTGCGTCTGCACGAGCCCAAAGCGTATTTGCCTTTGTGCCCTGTGAGACGACCAGTCCGCGCTTACGCAAGGCGGTCAGTCCGGTGAGCACTTCCGTCATGCTGAGCTTGGTCCGGAAGTCCAGGGTGCCGCGTTCCACCCATTCGCCCTCGCGGAGCGCCTGGAACACAAGAAGGGTCTTGGTGCCAAGGCGCCCGACAGCAACGTCGGGTTTGCCGGCTGCAGTGCCCTCGGGCGCCGGAGTGCTATCGCTGGGGCATTCCGCGGCGGCATGGTTCTCAGACGGTTGCTGAGCCGCATCAGCCTCGGGCTGAGGTGCAGACGCGACGCGGGCCACAGGCGACCCTGGCAGCATGTACCGCAGGATGCCGTCCAGGCCGTTCCGGCTAAGCAGCTGCCTCTTGTGCACCATGCCGCGCAACGTGTTGCGCAGACCCTGCATCGCTCCCGTGTCGTTGGTGTCGGTACCGGTGGCGATGGCGAGCTCGTTGATGGCGACAGGCTCGCCGGCGGCGCGCAGCGACTGGATGATCGTTGATTCAAGCGCCACGGCCATTCTCCTTTGAGATCCGCAAGGGCGCCGGCAGCCAGAAACGATGCTCAAGCAACTCGGCCGCACGCTTCGCCACTTCGGCCTTCTTGAGCGGTAGCAGTTCCTTGGCGCGCTCGGCGCCTTGCACTTCGGTGACGGCCTCGATCGCGATAGCCTTGGGCACGGCACCCAGGAAGTTTTCGACCGTCGCCTGCCAATGTTGCGCCATGTCGAAGCCGAGGCGATCGACAAGGATCTCCACCATGTCGCGCTTGCTACGCTGGGACTGCATGGCGCCAGAGCCAAATGTCCCGTTGAACGCGCATGCCGTGCAGATGGCCAGGAGGTTCTGCAGTTCGTCCGCCGGCAAATCGAACACCCACCGGAGGGCGTCGCCGGCATCCTCGGGGATCTGGCCGCGCCACTCCTCGGTGAGCTGGAAGAGATCCTCGATCGGCGCGTAGTCCGCCGCAACGCCCAGGCGCTGGAAGTCCGCACCGCGGTACGGCGTGGCGTTCATGCTGCCCAGGTGCAGGTACCAGTGCACGCCGAAGGTGCTCTGCAGCAGCTCCCAGGCCAGCAGCGCGAGCGCGACATCGGCGCGCGTGGCCAGCTCCAGCTGCAACGCCGCGGTACGGTAGCCGGTGAGGCGTTCAACCATGGCGTTTGACAGCTCGGCCGACTCCGGCGCCTCCCTTGCTGCTCCCCCCTTGGCCTTTTCCTTTTCCTTGGCCGCGCGCTTGGCATCGGCTTCCTTGATCAGGCCGCGGTGGATCCGCAGGCCGTTGTGGGCCAGCTCGATGATCGCGCCCGATGCAGCCATGGCCTTGGCCGAAAAGTTGACCATGCCATCCTTGATCAGCGCGATCCGGCTGTCGATGTTGTTGACCTGCACGTCCAGCTGGTCGAACTCGTCCTGCGTTGCCGCCTGCAGGTCTTCATCCTCGATCGCCTGCAGGACGTTGATACGCTCCTGGAGCGGAGCACGTTCGGCCTGCAGGGCGGCGATCGCGGCCGTCTCTTGGGCCGTGGCTTCGCGCTTGGTGCTCTTCTTGCGCTGATAGCTGTAGACCGACACATAGTCACGCTTCACCTCGACCCAGGCCCAGCCCTCGGCTTTTATCCGCGCCTTCATGTCGTCGAGTTTCACCGTCACCAGCTTTTCGACCAGGCCGCGATCGAGGTAGATCGCTTTGGTGAACATGTCGCGGCGGATGAAGCCGCCGGCGGCCTCGTATGCCTCGATACCGACGAATTGCGCTTCGTCGCTGTCGTTGAAGTCGATCTCGCTCTTGACCAGGCGGCGCCGCACGTTCTCCGCCTGGTACTCCTTGTTGGTGTGCTCGACCTCCTTCCACACGCGTTCCTGCTGCTTGCGGTCGTCGGTGATGCTGAAGGTCTGCAGCGTTTCGAGCGTCATCCGGCTTGCGCGATATGCCTCGATCAGTGCTGGCGATACCTTGGCCAGCTTGAGGCGTTGCTTGACCGCCGACTCAGGGCAGCCGAAGGCGGCCGCGATCGCGGAAACACCATGACCGCGTTCCGCCATCGCGTGGAATGCATCGAACTGATCCGCTGGGTGCATAGCCTCGCGCACCACGTTCTCGGCCAGACTCGCATCGTGCGCGTCGTCACCGAGCACTGACATGCAGGGGATGCCGTCCTGGAGCGCATCGGGGAGCTTGCCGTCCTCTTTCTCGATGCGCTGCAGCGCACGCAATCGGCGGCCGCCGGCGACGACTTCGTATTTGCCGCCCTTGGCGGCTACCGTCAGATTCTGCAGCAGCCCGTGCGCGCGGATTGAGGCGGCGAGATCATCGATGCTCTGGCCACCCATCTTGCGCACGTTGAGCGGCGACGGAACCAGCTTAGAAAGCGGAATGGAAGTGATCAAAGGGATTCCCCCGTATGGTGAGTGGCGGCGGCCGACGGCTCGCCGCGAAGTGCCTTGCGCGATGCGCGATGCATGGCGCGCTCCGCCATCCTTATCGCCCGTTCCATCTCGGCGCCGGCGCGAAGCAATGCCATGGCAACGCCAGGCGGCGTGTACATGAGGGCCAACTCGTCCTGGGCTTTCGTGAGCTGGCCTTGCGCGGGCTGGATTGCGCTGATGATGCGTGCGGCGTTCTGAGCTCGCCGCCGCTGACGTGCTTTTGCGTCCATCGTCTTACCCCTGGTTTCGCTGCTTACGGCGCAGGTCCGCCATGCGCTGGCTGCAGGCGATGCACACGCGCCTGCCGTTGCGGAGCACGGCGTCGCCGGTGACGAAGTGCTGGCCCGAACCGCAAAACCACCGGCCCGTGAGGGACTCGGCGGCTCGCGTCAGCTGCTTCGCATCCTTTTTTTGCTGGCTCATGCGCTGCCTCACGAGCCCACTTCGGTGTGGTCTTCCCAGGTGAACTCGCTCACCGGTAGGTGCTTGCCGCAACCGCAGCACCAGGTCGCGCCATAGAAGCTCGGGTCACGCGCATAGGTCTCGGCCAGCGGCAAGCTCATCGTCGTGGCCACGCCGCATCCAGCCAAGCCGTTGCGTGACATCAGCGGGTACGGGACGGGCGAGCCGTCGAGCATGAACTGATGCACGTAGGTTCGGCGCACCTGGCGCACAAAGCCCTTGGCGCGTTCCTCCTCGCTCAGCACCAGGTACGCGGCGTTCTGCTTGCCGATCTCTGGATCGCCAAAGCGACGAATGCGCGGATCGTTAGGGTCGGTGGTGTGCGTCATGCCGGCAGGCCTCCTTCTTTGCGTGCCAGGCGCTCGGCTGTTTGCTCGTCGACCAGGCGCAAATGGATTCCGTCGTTGAGCTCCTGCACCGTCAGAAACAAGCCTTCGGGCGTGGACCTGATGTCCTGCATGCTGATGACGACGTGACCGCCTTGCTTGGCCACCAGAAGGGCGGCGAACTTCATCCATTGCTCTCGCAAGGCTGCGGTCACCGCATGGTTGGGGTTCAACTCGCGGGCACTCATACGTGGGCCGGCAGCGCACGCTGCGCGCATTCGCCCGCAAGCGCGGCATAGCCGGCGGCGTCGGTGTAGTCATCGGCGTGCACGCGGCCAGCGGTGCTGCGCGCGATCTTGAGCACGAGCATGAAGTTCCAGCCCTGCAGCTCGGTGAGCGACGTCCCGTGCACGGCGTTGAATGCGGCTACCGCGCGGGCCATGCTGCGTTCGCCGTGCTCCTGGTCGCGCAGCTCAGCGCGATCGTCGATGGCGCCTGCTGCTTCCAGCAGGATTTCCGACGCTCCCTTCGGCATTGCCAGGTCGCGCTGGTGGATGGCGTCGATCACATCCGAATAGCGCAACACTTCCGCGTGCTGGGGCAACATGCCCGGGTGGAAGTTGGTGAGGTAGAGCGTGTTGGTGGAGTGCATGCCGTCGGCCGGGTTCCAGTCATCCACCACGTTCGGCATATTCAGGTAGCCGGCGATGACCTGAGCCATCTGGGTTTTGCCGCAGCCCTGCGGGCCGTGGACGATGACGCTCTTGTGATTCATGGTTTTCCCCTGGTGGTGGGTTACTGGATGCGGCCGGTGAAACGGCAGTAGGCGATGAGCGCGGCGATCACCCAGGCCGCGCAGATGGACGGCCACGAGACGATCCAGGCGCCCGGCTGCTTGTCGAACAGCTCGGGCACCTGCGTGGCGCTCTGGATTCGGGCGATGGCGGCTTTGACGGCTGCCGCGACATCGCCTTTGGACCCGGTGCGATCGGTGACGATCACAGGTCCACCTCGGCGGCCTGGGCTCGGAGGCTCTTCCACAACCGGTCAGCGGCTTGGAGCGCAGCCTGCACGGTGGCGTGGAGGTGATGGGTGCGCGCAGCGCGCTCGCCGTTGGACTGGATGATCTCGCCGCGATACGCGTCGCCTTCACGCGCTGCGTTGAAAGTCACAGGCGGAGCAATGGGAAGGGTGGCAGCAGGCATGATCAGGCCTCCGAGGCGATGGCAAGGGACGTGCTGGGCCATGCGGCGTTGGAGCGCGCTTCGTCGGCGCGCTTCGCGAAATAGCCGCTCTGAACGTCGTTGTGGCTGATGGTGGCCAGCGTGGTTTCGTCGGAACGGCCCGAATTGCGGGCCGCTTCGGCGTAGAGGCGATGGGCGAGCGCCTGGGCGTCGTGAGCCGCGGCGAGCTTTTCCCAGTAGTGCGTTGCCGTGCTCATGCGGCCACCGCTGCCGGGCGTTTGGTGCGGCGCTGCGTCTGCTCCCAGGCGCTTTCCGCGAGTTCGAGCGTGGGCAGCTCAGCCGTATGCGTGCAGCCGCAGGCGATGCGGTGCCGGCCGGGGCAGGGCTCAAAACGGACGGGCTCGCCGCTGCGGCGCCCACGGACCTGGTAATGCTTCGGCTCGGCCTTGCATTTCCGGCATTTCCGGAATCGGCCGATAGCATGATGGACTGCGCTCTCGATCATAGGTTTGTCCTCAGAGCCTGTGCGCCAAACCGGGCGCCACGTATGCTGTTTGGCGGCACGGAGCAGGGTGCCGACGCCCAAACTATGCTGAAGAGCATTATTTAATGCAAGTCAGCATAATGCCGAAAAGCATAAGTCGGCGCTAAACAGCCTGATCGTTTATCTAGCGTTCAGATATTTGGCAGGGAAAAAGGGGACGCTCCGGATGCTGCAAGTCACCACAACAAGGGATAAGGCGATGACGAAAGCGGGAGTGTTGAAGCGGGGATTGGCCGTCGCGGTGGTCATGGCGTTGGCGACCGGCATTGCGGGGGCAGCAGGCGCAGCTCCGGCTGTGGGTCTAGGCTCGGCGTGGCCGAATGCTCAGGACGTCAGCCGTAGTTCGAATTGGCACGTCTACGTGTTCGTGCGTGACGGCGTGAAGTACGTCCAGGTGAACGATGCCGCCGGTAACGTCCGCGGCGGTGTGGCATCCACGGTGGACGGCGCCACGACCATTGCGCTGCCGCTAGGTACGGGCGAAGTGACGGTCGCACCGGTCGCTCCGACAAACGGTGCGGTCATTTACGACGATGGCGCGACGTCTGTCAGCCAGTCTGCACAAGGCCTGACGGCAACTCCGTCGACGACGTTCAGGACGGCAGACTGCACGAGTGTTGCCGACTGCTCGAAGCTGAATAACTAACTGACGGAATTGCTGGGGCCGCTTCGGAGCTGAAACTGCGAGGCGGCCTCAGTTTTTTGGGGAGCAGTCAGTGGATCGGACCGGAAACCCTCGAACAATAGGACGGTGACACGGCGGCCGTTCTTAGCGCAATCGACGCCACCGTCAAAACTTTCGGCCACCAGGCTAATGTCCTCCAGGCTCAGGCCGGTACTAAGCACCGACACGGCAGGGCGCCAGGCATCTTCATTCGCCGCTAGCGCCGTAATGCGCAGTGCGGCGTACATAGGGCCCTGAGCCACTCGCCCAATGCGCAACGCTAGGCGAATCGTCTCTGGTGTGCCGCCCTTCAGCAGAAGGCAAGCCGCTTCGTATGAAAGCCGGTATAGCGACATCTGCATTTCTTGCGAGAGCAGGCTAGGGCGACCATCGAGGCGCCGATCAAACTCGATGTTGCAGTTCATCAGAAGGTGGGCAAGAGGGCCGCTGGCGATAGCTGCGCGAAGGCCTTTTTCCTCCAGCAATCGCGGGTGAAACATGTCGCCTAGGTTGCGCAGATCGCGGCGGAGCGTTTTCATCGTTGACCACCAGCTCTGGGTGATCGCCTCTCGATCACTGGCATTCCTGATGCGCTGATCTGCTTCATCGACGGCTCGATGTAGCCGGTCAACCAGGCCAGCGCTGTGTCGGAATTGAGCCTCCGCCCTTGACGAGTGGCGGCGAAGCTTGGACGCAAGTGATTCGATTTGAAGCTGCTGCGCAGCGGACTGCTGCTTGTGCTGCGTGATCAAGGAGCCCACCAGAAGGATGCCGGCCATCGCGGCCGTAGCCACGTTCTGAACTGCAAGGAGGTCGCTCTTGGCGTCGCCACGCTCAGACAATTGAAGCGCAACGCAGCAGACTGCCATCATCGCCGCCGTTCCACGCCATCCGCGAAACATTGTGATCAGCAGCAGCGGTGCAAAAAGAGCGCACCGACCAATCGTGAGGAAGCTGATAGGGATGGCATTGAGCAGGAGGGAGCCGACGATGATGTATGACGCGGCGCCGATATAAATGGTGGCATCGCCTTCTCTGACTTGCTTGTATCCGGAAGCCAGGAAGTCACGTAGCACGGTAAACAATGGCGGCATGATCAGGTTTGCCGTACATGCCCCAGTGACGAACTCGGTGAACATCTTGGGCAACGCAGGGCTGTCAAATTGCACGTGGACGCCTGCGCCCGCAATGCTCGCGCAGAACGTGCTTATGCCTGCGGAGAGCACTCCAGCGAAGAGGGCAATGCCGACGTACGTCGCCGTATCAAGCGGGACATCAAAGCGCACGTCACCGTGTGTGTTCTTCATGAGGGCGGCCGGACATAGGCCGCCGAACACCGGCAACATCGTTGCGGCGGCCACCCACGCCCACGAGAAGCCGTGACCAAAATGGGCATTAAGCGTCCAATAACTGGCAGCACCGAATTCGCCGAGCACAAGCCATGGCCATAGGCGCGGCGGTGCCATCATGAACGCTGCCAGACGCAGGCCTATGGGAAGGTTCAGCGTCAGCGGCGTGTGCTGCTTCAACGTGAAGAACAACAATCCATAGACAACAGCTATCCCTAAACCTTTCACGTTAATGCTCAATCCCCTCATGAGACATTCCGCTTTGTGTCCCTGCACCGCTCGAAGCGCTAGAAACGTCGAGGGCTCAGCGTAGCAAAGACCTTGCCAATGATCTCAAGGCCGTCGAGTTCCGCGCCTTCGACAGGTATGGAATTAAACGACCTCGTCCCCGTGAATCGAAGGCTATCCTTGCCAACGATCAGACCACGCTTGATGTGCGGCATGCCGAAATACGTAAAGGCATAGATGCCCTCCGCGAGCACTTTTTTGACGGACGTGTCGATAAACACGAGGTCGCCTTTCTCAATTTCGCCCTGCATTGAATCATCGTGCTGGTATGCGATTCTGACCATCGATGGGGCCGCATCAGTGGCGGAGGCTAACCAGGCGGCGGATACATCCTGGTAGCCGACGTCGGCCAGCGGATTCAATTTCGCTGCGCCAGCGCTTGGAATTTCCGCTGCCGCATAGATCCGAACGGCGTGCTCCGCGCGCGCAATTTCGGGCTTCGCTTCCAGGCTATCGACCGACAGGTCGACATACTTGAGCTCACGCACCGACAGGTGGAACCGGTCGGCGAGTGGTTGAATCGTCCGATCCCGCGGCTCTCTGTTTTTGCCAGCAATGATCCTATTGATCTGGCTCTGGTCCATGCCGGTTTCGTTGGCCAGGGCGTTTTCTGTCATCGACTCGCGGTCGATTAGGAATTTGAGGTTGGACTGGAGATAGTTCATACCCGGATGGTCAGGCAGATGAGCCTGCTTCCGGTATGCAGAAGAGCATTGACTGGGTATGCTAACTAGCATAATAATCCCCGTCACTATGAACCCTCAAGAAGCCGTCCTCGCCCTTATTGCTGCCCGCTGGTCGGAATCCCGCATTGGCCGGGTGACCGGTATCAGCCAGTCGACGATCAACCGTCTGAAGAACGGAACGCGCTCGGTTAAGTACGAGCAGGGCGTCGCCCTGGTCAGCCTGGCGCGAACCGTCAGCGATGGTCTTGATGGCGCAGCCGCCCCGGAAAACAACCAGGAGGTCGCTGCTTAGGTGGGTCTGTGATGTCCGACTGCCATGTCTCATGGCGCCCATTCTCCCACCGGTCAGTGCGAACCAATGCGAACATTTGAAGCGGCGACGACGGTCACCTTTCAGCCCGGGCTCTCGAAGCTCCATGGCAAGCTCCGCAACTGCGTTGCGGCAGGGGTCTACAACCGGGGCCTGTCGAATGTCGCCGCCCAGGTCGGCGAGACGCCGGCATCGCTGAGCGAAAAGCTCAACGGCGGTACGGGGCGCAAGCGCGATGTCGGTTGCGACCTACTCGAGGAATACATCGCCAAGAGCGGTGACCTGACACCCATCTACTACCTCATCGACCGCTTCTTACAGGACCCGTCGGTGAGCCAGCAACAGATTCTCGCCGCGCTCTTTCACCTCTGTGAGGACCTTCCAGGGTTGCTGAAGGCAGCGGGCATGACCAAGCCAAGGGGCAAATGATGGACGCGATCGATGTGGCGCAACAGCGCCAACAGGAGGACATCGAGCACGCACTTCAGGCACGCCAGCAGAGCGGTAAGGGTTTGCCGTTCTGCTCGATGCTCGATTGTGGCGAGCCGATCAGCGAACTGCGCCAGCACATGGGCGCACGCCTATGCATCGATTGCGCGAAGGCGAACGAACAGGAGGCGCGTCGGTGGTCACCGCGCGCGGCTCGCTAACGTGCCCGCTGTCAGCACAGGAGCGCGCGACGTTGCGCGCAGCGCAGGAACGCGTGGCCCGTATCTTCGAACAGGGGATTACGGACGAGGAGCGCGCCCAGATCTTGGCCGAGCTGCAGCGGCCGCCGCAGGCGCGCCAGGCGTCGTTGAGGTTGTCACCACCAGCATGACGCCCACCACTGAGTTGCCACTTGGTGTGGGTGGGCGTCGCCGCATTGGTGGTGTGGGTTCATGCCTGGCCGCGCTGTCTGGCCATATCGCCGAGCGCGCATGGCAGGGCAAGGGCGTACGCGTGTTCGTGTTGCCGTGTCGATCGATCGTCGTTGTGCCCATTGAAAGCCGCGCGGACGGCCTCATGCTTCGCGATCACATGTCGGACCTGGTGGCGACATGGTGCCGTGATGCCGATGGCCGTGGGCCGACGCAAGCCACAGTCAAAGCGGAACTGCGTGCGGCGCTTCGCACAGGACGCGCTGTATGACGCTCAGTCGCGAACCCCTCGCCCCGGCCACCGTGTTGAGGAACGAGTCGCGCGCGAAGCGCAGCGGCTCGGCCACGCGGCATCGCGGGGCAAACAGCGTCACCGGTTCTCGGGTCCTCCCTAGAGGGTCCGCATGCGGGTTGCACGGCCGCAAAAACCCTGTAGTTAGCGCGCTGGAAAGTTACTGAAATGGCCGCGACCAACTACAGCGATGTGCTTGACCAGCTGCGCGCCGCTGGCCTTCTTGTCGAAAGCCTCGAAATCGGGCGCATGGTGCGCTGCCGCGTCGACGGCGACCGCGAAAAGCGCGGTTGGTACATGCTGCACGAGCTCGTCGCGGACAGCGGTGACCTACTGATCGTTGGCAGCTTCGGCGTGTGGCGTGGCAACGACAATGGCGCGCAAAAAGTCGAGCTACGCAAGAGCGATTTCAACGCGGAGCAGCGCGAGGCCATCCGCAAGCGCCTGGCGGAAGATCGCAAGCGCGCTGACCAAGTGCGCGCAGCAGCTGCAAGCCGCGCCGCGGCGCGAGCGACGGCGGTTTGGGCCAAGTGTTCGGAGGAAGGCCACTCGGATTACCTCGCACGCAAGGCAGTGCCGGCGTTGGGCGTGCGTTTCACGCCGTCGGGCGCGGTGGTGGTGCCGATGTTGGATACCGCCGGCAAGATCCATGGCCTGCAGTTCATCCATGCACGCAAGCGAAACGGCCGCGACAAGGATTATTGGCCGCAGGGCCTGTCGAAAAAGGGTCATTTCCACCTGATCGGCGTGCCGACGTGGATCGTCCTGGTGGCGGAAGGCTACGCCACGGCCGCCACGCTTCACGCAGCCACGGGCTTGCCGGTGGCGGTCGCGTTCGATGCCGGCAATCTCGGTCGTGTGTCTTCGGAATTGCGCCGCCGATACAAGACGGCGAAGGTGTTGGTGTGCGCCGATGACGATATTTTCGGCGAATGCCCACACTGCAAGGCACGACTGAACCTCTCACCCATGCGCGACGGTCCTGTCTGCCCGAATGCGGAGTGCGCACAGGATCACGGCCGCACTAACGCCGGCGTTGTCGCTGCGAGCGCCGCTGCACTTGAGGCCAGCGGCGGCTGGGTTGTTCCTCTCTTCAACGACTTCGCCGCGCGGCACCAGGCGTTCATTGAGCGCGGCATCAAGCTCACCGACTTCAACGATCTGCAGGCGGTCGAAGGCCTGCACGTCGTGCGCACGCAGGTCGAGGCCCGTCTCACGGAATTGGGGTGGAACAACGCACCGCGTCGCGCGCGGGCACGCAAAAACGGGGGGGAGGGGAACGACGCTCTCCGCCCTATCGAGTCGATCGACGAGCTCCTGGAGCGTTTTGCTCTGGTGTATGGGCAGGGCGGTACGGTGTTCGATCGGCAAGAGCACTGCCTGGTCGCGCTGGGCGACATGCGCGACGCGTGCATGTCGCGCGAACTGCATCGCGCATGGGCCGAGCACCCCGACCGCGACATCGTGCGCGTACGCGAGGTCGGCTTTGATCCGGCAGGCCTTGATCCTGCTGTGAAGTGCAATTTGTGGGGCGGCTGGCCAACGAAACCGAAGGCTGGAAGCTGCGACAAGCTGCTGGAGCTGCTGCGCTACATGTGCAGCGAGGAACAGGACAAGGAAATCCTCTTCAACTGGGCGCTCAACTGGATCGCATACCCGATCCAGCACCCGGGCACGAAGATGAAAACCACGATGGTGCTGCACGGACCCCAGGGCACCGGAAAGAACCTTTTCTTTGAAGCGCTGATGTCGATCTATGGCCAGTACGGGCGGGTGATCGATCAGACCGCCATCGAGGACAAGTTCAATGACTGGGCGAGCCGCAAACTGTTCCTGATCGCGGACGAAGTGGTAGCGCGAAGCGACCTGTACCACGTCAAGAACAAGCTCAAGGCCTTCATCACGGGCGAGTGGATCCGCATCAACCCGAAGAACATGCAGGCCTATGACGAGAAGAACCACGTCAACGTGGTGTTTCTCAGTAACGAAGCGGTACCGGTTGTGCTCGAGGAGGACGATCGGCGCCATGCAGTCATCTGGACGCCGCAAAAGCTTGGTCCGGCGTTCTATGCCGAGGTCATGGCCGAGATGCGCAACGGTGGCATCGAGGCACTGCACGATTTCCTACTCCATCGCGACCTCGGCGATTTCCAGCCTGGCACGTTGCCGCCATACACCGACGCAAAGGATGAGCTGATCCAGCTGAGCCTGGACAGCACCGTGCGCTTCCATCGCGCGCTGACGGCGGGCGACATCGAAGGGGTGACGCCGCGCCCGGCGTTGAGCACGGATGTGTACGAGCTCTATCGCGCCTGGTGCAACCGGAACGGGTTCAAGCCGGCGCCGTCGCCGCGGCTGATCAACGCGCTGGAACGCAAGTGCAAGGTGGTCAGCGCACGCAAGCGGTACGTCGACACGGGCGGGATCAAAGGCCCGCACGGCGTGCTGATGCTCGGCAAAGAGGAGTGCGGCCCCGCCGATTCCGAAACGGCGTGGCTGGGCGATCACATCACCCGCTTCCGGCGTTCGATTGGCGTCTTCAAGGGCGAGGCCTATGACGGCTGAGTGCGCTCGCATGAATTTCTGGCGGCGATCAGCCGCTCGACGCGCTCCTTTGGCCTGTGTTGTGCGGTATGTGCGGCATGGTGTGCGGCATGGTGTGCGGCTTGCAACCGTTGCTGCGCCTCGCTGTGCGGCATGTGCGGCATCTCCCCTACATGCGGGCGTGCGGGCAGGCGCGTGCGCTGCGCGTGTGTGCGTACATGTGCGCACCTATCCGCACATGCCGCACATGCCGCACACCCGCGCCGTTGCGCCATTTCGTGCCGCACACGTTGCCGCACACCATGCCGCACATCACGCACGCGCGCGCTCTTTTCTTTTCTCGTCGTCGCTCGAAAGAGGGGTAGTAGTGGGAGCAACTCATTGATGGACGGCAATATCGCGACGTTTTCGGAGTTCGCTCGGATGCTTGGCGTCAAGCCTTCGGCCGTCACGGCCCTGAAGAAAGCTGACCGCCTGGTGCTGACTGCTGACGGCAAGCACCTGCTAGTCGCTGAGAGCCAGCAACGCATGCGCGACACCTCTGATCCGAGCAAAGCGGGCGTCGTGGAGCGCCACGCGGCTACACGCACCGCAAGGCAGGGGGAGGGTGAGGATGCAGCGCAGGACGACGATGGTGAGCCCGTAGACGACGCGGGGGATGCTGCGACGGGTGAGGTTGGCCGCTACCAAAGCAGCCGCGCGCGCCGTGAGCACTACCTCGCCCTGTCAGCGCAGCGCGACTACGAGCTGGAGATCGGCAAGTTGATGGTGGCGGCCGATGTCGTGGCGGCGGTTAGCAGCACGCTCACGGTCCTGCGCACCACGCTTGAGCGCCTTCCGGACGTGCTCGGCCCGCAGCTGGCCGCTGAGAACGACGAAGGTCGCGTGCGTGCCGTTCTGGTCGATGCCATCGAGCATGCGCTGGAAGACACGGCCCGTCAGTTCGCCACGCTGGCCAAGCGGGAGGACGCATGACGGCACACGCAGGTGCGCTGATCTACGCGGCGGCTGGCCGCGCCATGGCGCCGCGGAAGCCAATGACGGTGTCGCAGTGGGCCGATGCGGAACGCATCCTGAGCGCGAAAGGTAGCGCGGAGCCAGGCAAGTGGCGCACCAGTCGCAATCCTTTGCTGCAGGAGCCGATGGATTGCTTGAGCGCTCGCAGCAGCGTCCGCGACGTGGTGTTGAAGTTTCCCATCCAGATCGGCAAGACCGAAGTTGCCGTCAACTTTCTCGGCTACACCATGGATCAGGACCCCTCGCCGATGATGGTCTGCCTTCCTGGTGAAGTGAGCATGGAGAAGTGGGTCGCCCAGAAGCTCAACCCCATGCTGGAAGAGACGCCGGTCGTGAAGCGGTCACTCACCAGTGTAGCCAGCAGGGATAGCAGCAACCGGCGCACGTTCAAGGACTTCTCCGGCGGCCAGCTGTACATCGAACACGCGGGCAGCCCGTCGCGTTTGAAATCCACCACGGTCAAAAAGCTGGTGGTGGACGAAGTCGACGAATTTGCCGGCAACCTCACCAGCGGCGATGACCCAGTGGAGATGCTCAACGGCCGCACGTCGGCCTTTCCCTCGACGTACAAGGCGCTCTTCATCAGCACGCCGGGCGTGAAGGGGATCAGCCGCATCGACTTCATGTACGAGGAATCGGATCAGCGGCGTTTTCACCTGCCGTGCCCGGATTGCGGCCATATGCAGCCGCTCGAGTGGAGCGGGTTGCAGTGGACACCGGATGGCTCGGATTGCTGGTACGTGTGCTGCGAGTGCGGCGTGGTGATCCGCGAGCATCAGAAAACGGCGATGTTCAGGGCGGGCCGCTGGATCCCCCAGTTTCCCGGGCGCGCCGTGCGTGGTTACACGGCGAACTGCCTGTATTACCAAATCGGCTTGGGCCCGCGATGGATCGACTTGGTGCGCAAGTGGCGCGCTGCGCAGAACGACCCTGCCAAGCTCAAGACTTTCGTCAATGACCGCCTGGCCGAGGCCTGGGAAGACCCCGCCATGCGCGCGGTCAAGCACAACGTCATCGCGGATCGTGCCGAGCCCTACAGCCTTCGCACAGCTCCGCGCGGCGTGCTCGCCATGACCGTTGGCGTCGATACGCAGGATAACCGTCTGGCGGTGCACTTCATTGGCTGGGGGCGCGGCCTCACCTGGTGGACGATCGACTACGTGGAGCTGCCCGGCGATCCCGCTGAAGACGCGGTGTGGGATGCGCTCACCGAACTACTCAACAAGGGCATCGAGCACGAGCTGGGCGGCACGCTGGTCGCGGAGGCGTCCGCGGTGGATGCAGGTGGCCACCGCACCGAGGCGGTCAAGGCCTTCGTTCGCGCGCGTCGCGTCCGTCGACCACTGTGCATCTTCGGTGCCGTGCCCAACAACGCGCCGGTGCTGAGCAAGGGCAAGCTGGAAGACGTCACCTGGCGCGGCAAGGTCGACAAGCGGGGCGTGATGATTCACCACGTCGGTACCGTCGGCATCAAACACTGGCTCTATTCGCGGCTGAGCGTTGATGCGGACAAGAACAAGGACGGGAGTGATAAGACCTCGGCCGATCGCCTTTGCCACATGAGCGACGAGCTGCCGCCGGACTATTTCGGTGGCCTCGTGGCGGAGACCTACAACCCGAGCAAGAACCGTTTCGAAAAGCGGAAGGGTGCGCCGCGCAATGAGCCACTGGACACCTGGGTTTACGCCTACGCCGCTGCGCATCATCCGGAGCTGCGACTGCATCGCCTGAGCAAGGCGGACTGGGATGCCCGGGAGGCGCGTCTGACCGTGAAGGTTGCCGTGCCTGGTGGCTCTAGTGCTCCGCCGGCAGCAGCGTCGGCGCCACCTCCCCGCGAACAACCAGCACAACAGCCAAACACACGCCGCCGCGGCGGCTTTGCAACGACCTGGTGACCCATGGCCCATCTCGATCTCGTAGCCGACATCCTCGACCGCATCGCCAGCGCACATGGCAAGCTTCCTCCCAAGGTGCTCATGGCCGTGGAGGCCGATGTGCGAGCGGACTGGGGAGGCGAGCGGCACTACATCGCCAAAGTGGGCGAAAGCGGGAAAGCCAAGCTCGCAGAACGCGACAAGCAAATCCGTGCCGAGCACCGGCGGGGAGATCATGACGAGCTGATCGCGCGGCGCCATGACATCAGCATCAAGCGCGTCCGCCAGATCCTCGCAGTGCCCTTTGCGGTTTAAGGAAACGCTTTGCCTTAGCCGTTTCCCGATCGTGGGTGAACGTGGGCGCATGAGCGCCCCTACGTCTTGCCGAATCCCCGACCAGGTCGCCGCCGGCGACACCTTGCAATGGACCCGTGCCGGTGGCGCGTATCCGCCCAGCGACGGCTGGACGCTTCAATACACGCTGGTCGGAACCGCTGCCGTTTACAACGTCACCGCAGTTGCCGACGGTGATGACTACGCCGTCAAGGTGCCTGCGGCCGACACTAAAGAGTGGGAGCCCGGCACCTATCGGGTGCAGGAATACGTCACGGACGGGACGGATCGCTTCACCCTGGGTAGTTCGCTACTGACCGTTACCCCCGATCTAGCCGGCGCGACAGCTGGCATAGATACCCGAACCCATGCGCGCAAGGTGCTTGACAGCATCAACGGGTGGCTTGAAAGCAGGGCGCCTGTCGCCGGCAATTTCGAGATCAATGGCCGAAAGATCAGCTACTACCCGCTGCCCGATCTGATCAAGCTCCAGACGCGTTACCAGATGCTGGTAACGCGCGAAGAGGCTGCAGCTCGCGGCCAAGTCGTTGGCACGCGCATCCGGATGGTGCTCTGATGGCGGCGCGCAGCGGGTCCACTCGCCGGCCCATGAGCCAAGCGCGCATGGCCGCGCTCGACCAGGCGATGAAGCCTCAGCCGCCGCGCAGCCGCGCACGCGCCTTCGACGGCGCCCTGATCAGCCGTCTCACAGCGTCGATGACCAGCTACAACATCGCTATCGACGCGGAGCTGCGTGGCGATCTCGATCGTTTGCGCGCACGTTCGCGCGACATGTTCAAGAACAATGAGTATGCGGCGAAGTTCGGCCGGTCGGTGCCGCGCGAGGTCGTTGGCCCTGAAGGCTTTCAGCTGCAGGTCCGCGCGAAAGATCCCGACGGTACCTTCGACGCGATCGCGAACAAGACCCTGCAGGATGCCTTCTGGCGTTGGACGATGCCGGCTAATTGCGATGCGCGCGGCAAGCGTAGTTTCATCGACATTTGTCGCGCACTGCTGCGGGCGTTGCCACGGGACGGGGAATACCTGGTGCGGCGCCGACGCGGCAACGGAGCTGGCGAGTTCAGCTATCAGTTGCAAGTCTTGGATGTCGACCGCCTCGATACTTTGCTGAACGTGATGCCGGCAGAAGGTCGCAATGCGATCATCATGGGCGTGGAGGTGGACGAATGGGGCAAGCCCGTTGCCTACCACCTCTGGGATCGCCATCCGACAGAGTCACCCAGCGCGAGCCGCTACCGCGAACGCGTGCCGGCGAACGATATCTTCCACGGCTTCATCACCATTGAAGATGAGCAGACGCGTGGCGTGCCCTGGATGCATGCCGCCTTGCGTCGCCTGAATGACCTCAATGGCTATCGAGAGGCCGCAGTCATTGCTGCGCGTATCGGCGCATCAAAAATGGGCTTCTTCACCAGCCCGGACGGTCAGCCGCCCGTCGCCACGGAAGGGCAAGACGACAAGGGGAACTTCGTCAGCGAGGCCTCGCCGGGCACATTCGATGTGCTGCCCGAGGGCTATGGCTTCGAGGCGTTCAACCCAGACTATCCCCACGCTCAGTTCGACGCGTTCTGTAAGGCGACGCTGCGCGGCGTCGCGAGCGCCATTGGGATGAGCTACCACAGCCTGGCCAACGACCTGGAAGGGATCAACTTCACATCCATTCGGTCGGGCACGATCGAGGAGCGCGACGAGTGGATGGTCGTGCAGAACTGGTTCATTACGCAGTTTCTGATCCCGGTCTATGAGGATTGGCTCGAAATGGCGCTGCTGAGCAACGCCGTCAAGCTTCCCAACGGAACCGCGCTGCCGCTGGCCAAAAAGGCCAAGTTCATGGAGCACAACTGGCAGGCGCGCCGCTGGCAGTGGGTGGACCCGCTCAAGGACATGGCCGCCAACGTGCTGGCGATCGAGAACGGCCTGGCCAGCCCGCAACAGGTGTGCGCACAGACCGGTCGCGACATCGAGGAAGTCATCGATGACCTCAAGCACTTTCAGCAGATGCTCACCGATAAGGGTGTGACGCTGACGGGCACAACGGCGCCGACCGGAACGATTGCCAGTGCTGTTGCCGAGTCCGGCAACGACCAGGGCGCCGCGAAGCCGACGAACGAGGCGAAGAAATGATTTGCCTTAGTCATTTCCACGCCGACGTTCAACCTTTGATCCATACGGACTGAGGTCTTCCCATGCCACCGATTCCCGAACAACTTGCACCTGGCGCGAAAGGCGAGCGCTTTCTGCGCATTGACGCCAAGCGCGACGCCGTCGACGACCAGGCGCGCACGGTCACGCTCGCTTTCGCCAGCGAAACACCGGTCGAGAACTGGTGGGGTAACGAGATCCTCGACGTGCAGGCGCGCAGCATGCGCCCTGATCGCCTCAACAGTGGCGGCGCGTTGCTGATGGATCACAACACGCGCGACCAGGTCGGCGTGATCGAATCGGTGCAGATCGGTCAGGACAAGGTTGCCCGGGCCGTGGTGCGCTTTGGGAAAAGCGCGCGTGCCAGCGAGGTGTTCCAGGACGTTGTCGATGGCATCCGCCAGAACGTCTCGGTGGGCTACCTCATCCATGAAGCCCGGCTCGAATCCGAAAGCGACGGTGTCGGCACCTATCGCGTCACGGACTGGGAGCCGTACGAAATTTCCCTGGTCAGCGTTCCTGCCGACGCCAGCGTCGGCGTGGGGCGCAGCGCCCATCCCGCATCCCGAAATATCCCGGAGAACCGCATGCCTCCCGAGAACAACAGCACGACGATTGACACCACCCAGATCCAGGCCGATGCACAGCGCACCGGCGTGGCCACCGAACGCCAGCGCATCGCCGATATCACGGCAGGCGCCGACCAGCTGATCGGTCGCTACCCGGGTGTTCGCGAGATCGCCTCGGAGGCGATCCGCAGTGGCTGGACCATGGACGCCTTCCGCTCGAAAGCATTGGAGCACGTCACCAGTCAGCCGCAGCCGACCGCCGATATCGGCATGAGCCGGCAGGATATCCAGCAGTACAGCTTCATCCGCGCGCTCAATGCACTGGCCAATCCGCAGGATCGCCAGGCGCAGGAGTACGCCGCCTTCGAAATGGAGGCATCGAACGCTGCTGCCGCAAAGCAGGGGCGTGGCGTGCGCGGTCTGCTCGTGCCGATCGACGTTCTCAAGCATGGCCTGCGCGCCGACAACGTGGTGAAGGGCACTGCCGCGCAAGGTGGCAACCTGGTGGCCACCAACCTGCTTACGGCCAACTTCATCGACCTGCTTCGCAACTCGATGGTGCTGAACCGTCTGGGTGCGCAGTTCCTGACGGGCCTGGTCGGCGATATCGCCATCCCGCGCCAGACGGGTGGCGCCTCGTTCTTCTGGGTCGGCGAAAGCGGCTCTGCCACCCAGTCGGGCCAGACCTTCGATCAGGTGCCGATGTCGCCCAAGAGCGGCATGGCGCGCACGCAGATCAGCCGCAAGATGCTGCTGCAGAGCTCGCTCGATGTGGAAAGCTTCGTGCGCAATGACCTGGCCCGGACGGTTGGCCTTGGCATCCAGCTGGCCGCGATCAACGGCTCGGGCGTGGCGCCGAACCCGCTTGGCATCCTCAATGTGGCCGGTATTGGCAGCCAGGTCGGCGGCGCCAACGGTGCGGCACCGACCTGGGCCAACATCGTGGGCCTGGAAACGGCCGTGGCTGTCGCGAACGCCGACGTCGGCACCCTGGGCTACCTCACCAACGCGGCCATGCGTGGCAAGCTCAAGACCACGCAGAAGTTCGCCGGCGCCAACGGCGATGGCATCTGGGGTGACGGCAACACGCCGCTCAACGGCTACCAGGCAGCGGTCACCAACGCTGTGCCGAGCAACGGCACCAAGGGCACCGGCACCAACCTCAGCTCGATCATCTTCGGCAACTTCGCGGACCTGATCGTCGGCATGTGGGGCGGTCTGGAGCTGCAGGTCGATCCGTTCAGCCAGGGCGACACCGGTAGCGTTGTGGTTCGCGCCTTCCAGGACGTCGACGTGGCGGTTCGCCACAAGGAAAGCTTCGCCGCGATGACCGATGCGGTGACGCTGTAAAGCATGGCGCTCGACGCCTTCCAGCAGCCGACCAAAGACCTGCTCGCCGTTCTCGGCGAGCAGGTTTCTGTCGCGCGACAGGATGGCACCACGGCGTCATTCCTGGCGTTTGTGGATCAGGCTGTGCAGGACGTGGGGCAGCGTGCCCGCGTTTACGGCAGTAAGCGCGTGGTCGCAATGATGGTCGCCGATTGGCAGCCGCTCCGTGGTGATGAGTTCACCGTACGCGGCAAAGCAGGCAAGGTCGAGGAAATTGCCGAGAGCGACGGCCTGGTGGTGACGGTGGTGCTCAATGGCTGAGCCGTCCAAGACCTGGGCCATCATTCTCGCCCTGCAGGTCCAGTTGCAGACGATCACTGTTGCCAACGGCTACTTGACCGACGCCGGCCTGAATGTGTGGACGACGGATGGTCAGCGCCCGGATACCGAAGCGCTTGGCCTGATGATCTACAGCGACTCGATCACCGGCACGCCGGCCCAGCGCCCAGGCAAGCCAGTGCGTCAGTTTCCGTTGCTGATCGAGTTTGCGATCGGCAACGACATCGATAACGCCCAGCAGCAGGCGCATGCAGTGATCGAGGATATCGATCGCTGTATGGAGGCGTACAGCAAGGCGCAGGTGCAAAAGCCGAGCGTGCAGGCCACACCGATGGAAGTGGTCGACATCGCCATTCTGGACCGACCGGACGGCGAGGCAGTCATCGCCGGCCAGGTTCGTGTCATGACGACGTATTTCCGATGAGCAAGTATTCGACTTTCAGCGTTGAACTCTCTGGTGCCTTGGACGCGGCGCAAGCCGTGGCGGCGATTCCTGGCCGCATTGTGCAGCTACAGGCGCGTGCGATCAGCACCATGCGGCGCAGGCTCGGTCCAGAAGCCAAGCGCGACATTGGCGCGGAGTACAACCTGTCGCCAACGCGCATTGATCAAGGCTTGACGGTTCGGCCGACTGCCGACGGCGTATCGCTCGTCGGACGCAAGCGCGGCATCAATGCCATCGAGTTCGGCGCCCAGTGGACAAAGGTGCGTGGCGACGGCATGGCCGCCACGATTAGCAAGAAGCGGTTTCGCGTCTCGCAACTCAAGAGCAAGCTGCGTGGCGATAACGGCCTTGGCGCCCGCTTTGCGATTAAGCGGGGCAGCGCACCTTCGGTACATGCCGGAAGCTTCATTGCGCGCGGCACCAACGGCGCGCTGCTAGTGCTCCAGGAGAACGTCAACCGGCCCAAGGTGAAATATCTCAAAGGCCGCAATGCGGGCAGGACCAAATTCCCGCTCGAGTCCGTGTACGGACCTAGTCTCGGTCAGATGCTCAAGCACGGCCGTCGTCCGGAACGACTCGCCGAATTTGCCATGCGCACGCTGCAGGCTGAAATCGTTCGCCAGCTCGGTTCGAGGTAACCCATGCGCATCACGCTCGACAAACCCCATACACATGCCGGCGAGCCCTTTGCGCCCGGCGCTGTGCTGAATCTGAACTCGATCGAAGGCGAGTGGCTCGTGCTGCGCGGCGTTGGCCACCGCACCACACCGGCTGATCTCGCACAGCACGCCAATGCCATTCTGCCGGCGGACGCCGGCGGCGAACCCGAAACGCACACCATGAGCACGGCGGTCGACGCCGATGCCACTGCCGGAGTCTCAAACCATGGATAAGCCTACTCTTTACCGTTATGGCCAGGGCCGCATCTCGATCGCCTACCGCGATCCGGTGACGGGTCTCCCGGGCAAATTCAAGTGGGTGGGCGACGTGTCCGCCCTGAGCGTCAAGCTGAGCGTCGAAAAGGTCACCCACAACGAGAGCTTCACAGGGGCGATGGCGGAGACGGCCAGCTTCCCGACCAAGAAGACCTCGACCCTCGATATGACCATCAACCAGGTCGACACAGACACCCTGGCCCTCGCTCTGTTCGGCACGCCGATCACTACGGCGGCAGGCACCGTGACGGGCGAGCTGCTGGATGCCACGTTGGCGGCGAACGACGTGTTCTACCTCGCCAATCCCGGCGTGTCGGAGGTGGTCATCACTGACAGCACGTCCGGTGCCGCCAAAACGTTGGTTGCCGGTACCGACTATTCACTCGACGATGCTAACTTTGGCCGATGCACGCTGCTGAACGTCACCGGCTTCGTGATGCCGTTGAAGGCGGCGTACAGCTATGGCGCCCGCAAGGCCGTCGGTATCTTCACGGCTAAGCAGCCCAACATCGCCCTGCGCTACGAGGGCGTGAATCTGGCCAACGACAGCGCGCCGGAAATGGTCGACCTCTACAAGGTCGCGACCGATCCGCTTGCGGAGCTGGCACTGATCTCCACCGGCAATGATGTACAGGGCATGCAGATCACCGGTGGCGTCCTGATCGACCCGAGCAAGCCGGCCACCGGTGGGCTCGGCCAGTTCGGCTCGATCACGCAGATCTCGCTGGCCGCGGGCTGATGTCGGTCGGAGCGAAACCGGAGGATGGCGAGAAGGATCTCGCCGTTCTCTTCCCAGGGCGCAGCGCAACGATCGCCGATCGTATTGTTGCGATGCGCGAGCTCAACTTCGTGGAGTCGTTGCAGCATGGCGGGCAGATCGCCTCGCTCGCTGAGGCGATGTCCGCCGTTGCTTTGCAGGGACAGCTTGATGACCTAGACAGCCTGCGCCAGGTGTTTGCCGATCGCCACGAGCAGGTCCTCGACCTCATCGCGGTGAGCTGCGATCAAGAGCCATCGTGGGTGCGCACGCTCGACGCCCGTGACGGCGAGAACCTGCTGCTGCTCTGGTGGGCGGTGCATGCTGATTTTTTTCTTCGTCGCGTCCTGACAAGGGTGCAGCTGGAACTGCTGCGAAAGGTCGGGGCGCGCGATGGGCAGACGTCTTCGCGACCCTCACCAAATCTGGGCACAACCCGGAACGGCTCGGTTACTACACCCACCGTCAGTTGATGCTGCATCACGCGGCTGCGAAACGCCTCGAGCGTAGGGAGCGCCGAGCCGCACTGATCGCCATGACTGCCGCGAACGCCGGCGGCAAAGCGGCCACGGAACTGTTTGACGCACTGAGGGACTGACGTTGGCCAATACGCAAGACTTCGAACTGCTGCTGCGTATTCGGGCCGATATCGCACAGGCCATGCAGGGTGTGCAGGGCTTCAGCGATCAGCTCGGCGCAGGTGACGCCGCGGCGCAGAAGCTCGGCGAGTCGTTGCAGGACGCCAACGCGCGCATCCAAGAGATGGTGCAGGCGAGTCTCGCGCAGGCCAATGCGCAGCAGCAAAGCAACGCGGCCATCAAGAGCACCGCCGACCAGGTGGCGGCTGTCAGTCGAAGCTACGCGCAGCAGACCACCGCATCCGCGGCGGCGACTGAAAGCATTGCTGCCGAAGCGACAGCATTCAACGCGGCAGTGGCAGCAAAAGTCCGCGCGATGCAGCTGCTCAACGCGGCGTTCGCGGGCAACCTCGCGACGGCGGAAGGCGTTGCGGCTGCCGAGGCGGCGCTGGACGGCGCGATGGGTGCAGGCGCGATTACGGCGAGTGAGCAGGCCGCATACATCGAACGTCTCGCCGCGGCGCAGGCGGTCGAAGCGGAGTCCGCCGAGGTTGCTACCGTGGCCACGAACGCACACACCGCCTCCATGGTCGTCAATGGCGGTGTAGCGCGCGAACTGGGCGTCATTCTGGGAGAGCTCGCGCGGGGCAACACGGCGCGGCTGGAAGGCAGCCTCGTCACCCTGGGCAACCGGACCGGGTTGCTCGCCGCACTATTCAACCCGCTCACGCTAGTGATCGCCGGCGTGGTGGCTGAGTTCGGCGTGCTGGCCGTGGCTGCAGAGCAGGTGGCGGCGGAGAACGACAAGACCAATAAGTCGATAGAGGCGACCGGCAACTACGCTGGCCAGACCACGGGCTCGATCGACAAGATGGCGGCATCCATCACCGCTTCGAACGGCCGGATCAGCCAGTCGAGGGCCGTGCTCGACCAGCTGGTCGCAAGTGGCAGGGTTAGCTCCCAGGCGTTGCAATCCGTAGGGCAGGCGGCTGTCGACATGGCGGCGCTCACCGGCGAGAGCGCGGAGAAAGCCACCGCTGCTGTGCTGCAGATCTTCGATGGCACGTCGACCAGCCTGCTCAAGGCCAACGACCAGTACCACTTCCTGACCACGTCGATCTACGACCAGATCACCGCGTTAGAGCAGGAAGGCGACACGCAGGCTGCCATGGATGTGGCGGCGCGCGCTTTCCATGACGCAGCGGTGCAGCGCATTCAGGACATGAACGCGCAGCTCTCCGGTCTGGCGCGCTGGTGGGACAACGTCAAAACCGCTGCCGACAATGCGTGGCAGCGGATGAAAACCGGTGCATCGCTGATCACCGGGACGGCCGACGACCAGACGCAGCTGTATGCTCTGCAGGGCCGAAAGGAGGCCGCGCAGAACCACGAATACAGCACGGTCGGCCGCATCCGTAACATGTTCTTCGGATCCGGACTGGTGGACCAGGCCGATAGCTCGTTCGAGCAGTGGACGCCGGAAGACGAAACCAAGCTGCAGGCGCTGCAGAAAAAGGTCCAAGACGCCACCGATGCCGCGGACCAGAAGAGCCTGACGAACAGCCTCTCGACCGGTGCGGTGGATGCCGCAGCCGATCTCGATCGTCTCGGCCAGTCGCTTGATCGCAACAAGGCCAAGCAGGCCGAACTCAACAAGCTCAATGCGGATTTTCTAAAGCTCTGGAAAGGCGCGGACCCGGGCGACTCGCGCCTCGCGGGCGTGCAAGCTGTCACAGACGAGGACGGCAATGTGTCGTTTAGTGGCGGGATGTACGACCAGTACGTCGCCGACATCAACAAGCGCTACGACACCAAGACGCCAAAGCCCAAAAGCGATAAGGCCGCTGAAGACGCGCAGGCGCAGCTGATCAAACTGCTCAACGATGAGCAGGGCGCGCTTGATCCCGTGGCGAAGGCATGGGCGACCTACAACGACAAGGTCGCCCAGGCGAACGCGTTGGCCGACAAGGCCAAGACCGCGAATGGCGCCAACGTTGAAGCGATCGATGCAGAGCGTGATGCGGTCATCGCCGCGGCCGCGTCCGCGCGTGACGCTCAGCTCGATGCGCCGGCCAAGAAGGCGCGCGAGGCCTTCGAAAAGCTGCTGCAGAGCCTCAAGGACGCGAACGGCATCAAATTCGATGGTCTGCGCGCTCAGCTTCAGACGCTGAAGGATGACTTGGACAAAGGTGTCATCAGTGCAAGCGAATACCAGCAGGCCGTCCAGGGCGTGCTCAACACGCAGCTGAAACCGCTGCCCACCTACAAGGGTGTGGGCTCGTCGGTGGGCGGTTCGTTCGGTGAACTGGACAAAATCAACAACGCCGGCAACGACCTCGACAAGCAGTATGCAGCCGAGCTGGCTGCCCTCGTGGATTTGAACCAGAAGAAGTTGCTGGCCGACCAGGATTTCGTCACCAAGGAAAACGCGCTCTACACGGACTACTACGCCAAAAAACAGGCGCTCCAGGATGCGAGCAACGAGGTCCTGGTGACCGGCATTGCCAGCACGCTGGAGCAGTCGGCCAATACGGTCGAGAAGTCGGTGGGCAAGAACACCGAGGCTTATCGCATCGCCTTCGCAGCCAGCAAGGCTGCGGCGATCGCTCAGGCGAGCATCAATCTCGGCAAGGCAATCAGCAACGCCGGCGCCGATGTGCCTTTCCCCGCCAACATCGCGGCGATGGCCACCGTGGGTGCGCAGATGATCGCGCTGATCTCGCAGATTACGTCCGTCCAAGCAGGCTTTTCCGAGGGCGGTTACACGGGGCGCGGCGGCAAGTACCAGGTCGCCGGTGTGGTGCATCGAGGCGAGGGCGTATTGAGCCAGGAGAACATCGCGGCCATGGGCGGCCCGGCGGCGTTCGAAGCCTTCCGCGCGGGGCTGGACGGGTATGCCGATGGCGGATACGTGGGCGGCAACTGGCTGCCGGTTCCGCTGGCTCAACCAGAGCCGCGCCTGTCTGCGGATGCGGCGAGTGCCGCTGCGTCTCGCAACGCGGCCAGCGGCGGCAATCCCGATGGCGGCACACATATCCACGTGTGGAGCATCGAAGAGGCCGCTGAGAAACTCGCCGAATCGCCCACGATGCAAAAGGCCGTGGTGCATATCGTGGGTGACAACCCGCGCACCATCCAAGGGAAGTGGGGGCGCTGATGGGCTATTTGGCTGGCCAACCGGTGCTGTGGCCCGCGCTGCCCGATTGGAGCCAGGGCGTCAACGAAACGCTCTCGTGGCTGACCGATGTCATGCAGTCGAGCGGCACGGCGATGCAACAAACGCGTGCGTTGCTCAATGCACCACGTCGCAGTTATTCGATGCAGACGTTGGACGTGGGCGACGCGCGACGCATCGTCGATGCGATCGCTTTTGGCATCGGCACGCGCGGCTTCCTGCTGCCGATCTACCCAGACGTGCAGTGGCTGACGGCGCCACTCGATGCGGGCATCGACGCCATCGCCTGCAGTACCACGGGTTTCGATTTCGTTGTGGGTGGCAAGGTGGCGCTTTGGCTGGATGAGCAGCACTGGGAGTTGGCTGAGGTCAACGCCATGGATGCGAGCGGCCTGACCCTGGCGGCGCCGACGGCCAACGCGTGGCCAGTGGGCACCCGCCTGTACCCTCTACGCGCCGCGCGCCTGCAGGACATGCCTGTGGCCACGCAGAGCAGCGCGGCCGTGTCGTCTCTTGCGGTCAACCTGCTGGTCGACGAGCCATGCGATTGGCCGGCCGCGTGGCCGAGCGCAGCTACCTACCGTGGTGTGCCGGTACTGGAATGGCGTGGCGATGAATCCGACGGCCCCACCGCGCAATACACGCGGCAGGGCAGCAGCGTCGACGTGGACACGGCGACGGTCTACTACTTCGATCTGCCAAACCTTCCCTGGCGCGTGCAAACGCAAAACTTCGTGCTCCACGGTCGCGCGCGTCACTCGGCGTTTCGCTCGCTGTTGTATGCGCTCGCTGGGCGTGCTGGTCAGCTCTGGGTGCCCAGCTGGCAGGACGATCTGCGCCTGACGGGCGAGGTTGCCGCGAACGCCACCGTGCTGCCGGTGGCGCCGTGCTACTACAGCCTGTTCGGGGCGCAGCAAACGAATCGCCGCGACATCCGCATCGAGCTGTACGACGGAACCATCTTCTATCGGCGCATCACCGGCAGCGCGCAGCTCGTCAACGGTGAGACGTTGCAGTTCGACAGCGCGCTTGGACGTGACGTGACGCCCGACCAGGTGCGTCAGATCAACTGGCTATCGATGTGCCAACTCGCCGGCGACAGCGTGCAGCTGACGCACGTCACGGACGCCGAAGGCGTGGCCACATGCAGTTTGCAATGGCAGGCGGTGCAGAACAGTGTTTAAGGACTTCGAACTCAGCCGTCGCGGCGGCAAGCCCACGCATCTGTTCCGCTTCGCGCGGCAGGGCAAGACCTGGCGTTTCGCCGCGACCGATCGTGACATTGTCGTGGGTGGCTTCACCTGGCTGGCCGCGCCGATTGCGCGCGAAGAGATCAAGCAGACTGTCGAGACCGCGCAGGACAGCCTCAAGGTCACGTTGCCCTACAACCGCGACGCGAACAACACGGATCCAGTCACGCAGTCCCTGGGCGACAACTGGCACCCGTACATTCCGAGCGACACCGTCGCCGTCGCATGCATGGCCACCCATCTTGGTGATCCCGATCAAGAGATCATCGTGGAGTGGTTGGGACAGGTCGGCCAGCCCAAGTTCACGGACGGCCAGCTGGAACTTACCTGCGTCACGGCGAGCAGCATCGGCAAGGCGCAGCGGCAGGGCGCCAAATGGCAGATCGCCTGCTGGAAGACCGTGTATTCGACCGGTCCGCGAGGATGCAACCTATTGAAGAGCGCCTTTTCGATCACCGTAGCGGTCGATGAGATCAATGGCCTCTCGCTTAGCGCCGCGGCGTTTGCAGGTCTGGATCTGTCACTCGCTGGCGGTGGACTGGAATTCACCGACTCGAATGGTCTCATCCAACGCCTCTCCATCATGGCGCACGATGGCAGCACGATCGTGTTGCTCTCTGGTGCAGCAGGTCTCGCGGCCGGCCTCACTGTGACTGTTTATCCGGGTTGCCAGCGCACTTGGGCCGCGTGTGCGGACCGCGACAACACGATCAACTATGGGGGCGCCATCTACAAGCCCGTCCAGAATCCTTACAGCGGGCAGAGCATGTCATGGGGCTGATCGCGCGCATTGAACGTTGGCGTTACGTGTACGGATGGCGCCTGCGCTACTGGTGGGCAGACACACAGTCAGGGTTGCATGCACGCTTCATGCTGGTGGGCTTCGCCTTTCTTGCGGTCCTTGGCGAGGTGGTGGCGCGCGCGATCGCAGCCAATCGTCCCGCGCCTAAAGATCACCCACACGAGGCGATCATCTGGTTCATCGTGTGGATCGTGATCGCGCTACTGGCCGCCGTAGCCGCCTATGCCCTCGCGGGTAAACAGACGGCGCCCACCGCGCAAACCACCGACACGCCCACCACCGACGACGGCCAGTCCGTGAAGCATCACTTCGGCACCTGCTGGGTGGATGACTCATTCCTGCTCGCGTGGCTGCTCGTCGGTCGCGATCCGATCAAGTCCGACGGTGGCAAAAAGTGATCATCACCACACGCGATCTCTTCACGATTCCTGGCTATAGCCGGCGCCCTGGCTTTTGCCGTAGCGGCGCACGCGCCTGGTTTGAGGCCAATGGCCTCGATTGGTCCGACTTCGTGAAACACGGCATCGACGCGGCCGTTCTGGAAGCTAACGGCGATGCGATGGCACTCGCCGTCGTGACGTGGGCGCGCAAGCGCGCCGCGGCAGCGGACCAAGGGGAGTTGCATGGGTAAGGGTGGCGGCACGACCGTCGGATATTGGTACCGGGTTGCGTATCACGCGGGTCTCGGCGTGGGGCCCATCGATGCCTTCCTTGAGATGCGCGGTGGCGACAAAACCGCATGGGCGGGCAGGCTGACCAGCAGCGGCACGATCACTGTCAACGCGCCCAATTTGTGGGGTGGGGAAAAAGATCAAGGCGGCATCGCCGGCGACATTGACGTCATGTTTGGCGAAGCCACGCAGCAGCCCAACCCTTATCTGCTTGCCACCTTTGGCGCGCAGGTTCCCGCTTGGCGTGGCGTCGCAACGCTGGTGTTCAAGGGCGGCCGCTACGGCGCCATGAATCCCTACCCGCAGAAGCCCAGCTACAAATTCGAGCGCATCAAGGCGGGCTGGGACAACGGCTGCTGGTATCCCGAAACGGCCGCGATTCCGGTGGGTGATGGTGGGCCCATCTCGCTCGACGGCTACTTCCTTGTGCAGGGTGGCTCTCCGATCACCAATCAGGGGACTACGTACGGGACGGTGCCGGAGACCTTCATCGGTAGCGCGCACGACATCGGAAAGATGTGTCTCGATGCGCGCAACGCGCATGACGGTTCGACCTACACGTATCAGCAGTCCTATGTCTACGCGCTGGGTAGCGTTTGGCAGATCGGTGCCACCAGCGTGGAGCGGGGCAACGCGATCGGCATTGCGGCCGTCACCGTGCTTCCCACCTGTCCCGTGGGGTCAACGACTTCGTTCGCCGAGCACGGCAGCGGTAGCCCGCTGGGCGTCACCGAGCCGAGCGTTGTTTGTTCGGCGCCGCATGGCATCTTGGCCATGAATCCAGCGCACATCCTCTACTACGCGCGCACGCAGCTCGATATGGGTCGCGAGCCGGTGGCCAACATGAACGATGCCAGTTTCCGCGCGGCGGCAGACTGGTACTACCAGCAGAGCTTTGGCCTGTGCACCGAGTACGACCCGGCGAATGAAAGCCTGGACGACTTCATCACCCGCATTGAAAAAGTGGCTGGCTGCAGCATGAGCCGCAGTCCCGTGGACGGCCAGTGGTACATCGATGTCGCCAACGGCGTCTTCGACCTGGCGTCGCTGCCTATCCTCACCGACGACGACATTCTCGACTTTAGCGAGTCGCCCAGCACCCTCGACAGCGCCACCAACTCGGTGAGCGTGCAGTACTTCGATCCGGAGCAGAACGAGACGCTCAGCACTGCGCCGGTGCAAGCCATGGCCGCGATTGATGCCTTCGGCACGATTCACGATCAAACGACCTATCCGGAGATCCCCACCAGCGACCTGGCCATTCGGGTGGCGACGCGTGACCTGCGCGCATCGATCACGCCGACGCGCGCATTCGAGCTCACCACGACGCGACTGCCGTACGCCTGGCGTGTGGGCACGTATTTCCGCCTGCAGTCGGTAAAGCGCGGTATCGCTGACATGGTGTGCATCCTTGCAGAGAAGTCGTCCGGCACGCTCAAGTCGGGTGCCATCACGATCACGGCCTCGCAAGACATCTACAGCCTGCCGATCACGACGTTCGTGGATACGGAGCATGGCGTCGACACGAGGCCATCGCAGATCCCGGTGGCCATCGTGAACCAGGCGGCGTTCGAAGCGCCTTACGTGGCTGTGGTGAGTGCGCTGTCGCGGGCAGACTTGGCCGCGTTGCCGGCGGACGTGGGCTACCTGATGGCGGTGGCCGCTGACCCGGCGACACCGCCGACGAGCCTGGGTTATACGGTGGTGGTCTCCAGTGGCGGAGACTATGCGGGCACGACGCACGGCGATTGGTGCCCATCCGCTACGGTGGTTGCCGCTGCTGGTTACGAAGGCACGAGTTTCACCATCGCCAACGGCTATCAGCTCAGCCTGGTGGCAGTGGGCACCGCAGCGCAATGGGGCAACGAGATCGTGCGTGTCGATGCGATCGACGCCGAAGCGGGCACGATCGTCCTCGGGCGCGCGTGTGCAGACACGGTGCCGGCGCAGCACGCCGCCGGTGAGAGGCTGTGGTTCTACGGCGCCGAGGTCGCTGCCGTTTCCACCGAATACACCAGCGGCGAGACCGTCGAGGTCAAGCTGCTTACCAACACCGGCAGCCAGCAGTTGGATGAGTCGGCCGCGACGCCGATGGCCGTGGCGTTCGATGGTCGCCAGGCGCGGCCGTACCCGCCGGCAGCGGTAATGCTCAATGGCCTGGACGCACTGAGCGTTCCGTCGCTCACGGGTGACATCGCGGTGGCGTTCGCCTTCCGCAATCGCGTGCTCCAGGCGGATCAGCTGATCGACTACAGCATGGCGAACGTTGCTCCCGAGAGCGGCCAGACGCTGAGCTGGCAAGTCGTGGATGCCAGCAATGCGGTGATCGCTTCCGGATCGGGCATCACCGCCAACACCTTTACGGTCCCTGCCATGACGGCGGACGGGGCCCTCACGCTGGAAATGTGGTGTGTTCGCGATGGCTTGGCCAGCTGGCAAAGCTTTGTCGCGGCGTTCGCATATGGCAGCGGCACGGCCGGCGAACGCCTGACCGAAGACGGCGACACACGTATCACTGAAGACGGCGCCGCGCGCCTCCTGGAGTCTTGAACATGGGTAAGAAGATCAGCGATCTGAGTCTACTGCAGCTGTTGGCCGGCAACGAATGGCTTGAGGTGGCCATCGGCGGCGGTTCGCCGGCGAGCATGAAAGTATTGGCCACGTCGCTGGTGATGGGCGGCCTGCGCTGGTTCAACGTCAAGGACTACGGCGCGTTGGGTGACGGCGCGACCGATGACACGGTAGCGATCCAGGCGGCCATCACGGCCTGCGCCGCCGCTGGTGGTGGTGTCGTCTATTTCCCGGCGGCCATCTACATCATCGCGGGCGCGCTTGCCGACACCGGCGGTGCGAATGCGCAAATTCTCCTGCCATCAATCGACGTGTCCAGCGGCAATCAGATCAGCGTGCTGCTTCTCGGCCCGACGCCGCCGACGCCCGTCGTAAGTGTGATCGGGGCCATGCCGCTGCCGACGGGCGGGGCGATCTTGAAGAGCACGCTCGCCACCGGTACCGGCGGGAACTGCATCGGCTGCAAAGGACCGTCCGGCTCGTTCAACGGCTTCAGCAACCTGCTGGTCGGCATGCACAACTTGCGGGTGCGGATGCCGGCAAACCCGGGCCACTCGGCCATCGATCTTTCGCGCGTCACCGCTGTTTCCGTCAACGAAGTCATGGTCGATACCGGTACCTACAACGTCGCCGCGATTGCGGAACCGACGACGGCGACAAGCTATGGCATCAAATTTCCCGCCCTCAACAATGGCGCAAAAACGTCGATTGGCGTGGTCAACGCGGTCGGCTTTTACAAGGGATTCCTGTTCGGCGAGCACCTCACCGCTCGCGAAATGAACGCGTGGGGTTGTGAGTATGCGGCCGAGTCGCCGGCAGGCTTCCACGCCATGATGATCGAGCGCTTCCAGTCGATCCATTGCAAGTACGGCATCACGGGTACCGGCGGCGCGAGCTTCCTCAAAATCAGCCAGTTCAACATCGAGCATGCGGCGTCGGGGTGGATGGCGACCGTTGCTGACATTGTTGACGCCAGCAACTTACTCAACGGCAATCTGAGCTGGCACTCAGTGCTCGCGGGATCGGGCGTCTCGGCAGTGTTCAACAAGACCGGAGGCTCGGGCTTGTTGTGCGTGTCACTTGACCTGTCCGTGGCCAACTCCGTGGCGCCGGTGGTAACCCAAGCAGGCACGGCAGTGACGCTCGCGGCATCCGATGCCGGCAACTACATTCGGTTCACGGCAGCGACTGCCAAGACCTACACTGTGCAGCCCAATTCCACCGTGGCGCTGCCGACGAACGGTGAGTGGCATCTGCGCAACGTGGGCGCCGGCAATCTGACTATCGTGCAGGGTGCCGGCGTCACGATCAGTCCGCCGGCGAGCGGCACGCTCGTGGTGGCACCTGGTGCTGCAGTGACGCTAAAGCGTGTGGGTGTCGATACCTTCGACCTTATCGGTCAGACGGTGTCGGCATGATCCCTGGCATCGTGGCTTCCGGCATGAGGGTCTCGTCGGGCGCTCCTGCGGTGACGTGGAGTCAAACGGACAAGAATGCCTCCATTGCATTGTCCAATGGAAACCTGACCGCAACAAAAAATGGTGCGGACGGTGCCTACGGTGCGATCCGCGCAACGCAAGGGGCGAGCGCAGGCAAACTGTATTTCGAGGTGCTCATCGTTGCCGGCACCACGTCGCCTTTCATCACCGTTGGCCTAGCGCTCGCGGCGGCCTCTCTGACGGTCTACACCGGTGCTGATGCGAGCGGCTGGGGTTACTACGGGCAGACGGGGCAGAAGGCGACGAATGCGGTGTTGTCGACCTACGGCGCAGCGTTCGGTACCGGCGACGTGATCGGTGTGTTCTACGACGGCTCGACTGGGTCAGTGTGGTTCGCCAAGAACGGATTGGTGCAGGGCGGCGGTGATCCGGTAGCGGGAACGTCGCCCGCGTTCACGGGCGTTCCCAACACGGTCATTCCATCGGCCGCGTTGTGGCGTGCGAGCAGTCCGGCACATGCGGTGACCGGCCGCTTCAAGACGTCCGATTTCTCTTATGCGCCGCCCACAGGTTACTCGTCGTGGTCGGGGGGCTGACGTCGATCATTGGAAACGGTTTGCCTTAGCCGTTTCCGGCGCGAGCGGCACGCTGTCGGTTATGACGCTGCCGCTCCCGATCGCGCCCCGAGACGCCCTGGTCCAGATTATCGACCCGGCCCTTCGCCTGTTGCCGCCCAAGCTCACGAGCGACCAGGCGCGCGTGCAAACCCTGGCCATCTTTCTGCAGGAGTCTGGCCTTAAGTGCCGTTTTCAGATTGGTGGTCCTGCGCATGGTCTCGCGCAGTTCGAACGCGGCGGCGTCAACGGCGTTCTGACGCATCCAGCTTCGGCAGCTCTCGCGAAGTCCTTGTGCGCTGCTCGTGGCGTGCCAGCGCTATGTGAATCGGTCTACGCGGCGCTGGCGACAGACGATCTGCTCGCCGCTGGCTTTGCGCGGCTTCTCCTGCTGACGGACGCAGCTGCGCTGCCTGCGCTGGGCGATCAGGCTTCGGCCTGGTCGTACTACCAGCGCAACTGGCGTCCGGGACGTCCTCATCCGGAGGCTTGGCCTCAGCACTACGCCACCGCGCTGGCCACCGTGCGCGCGGCGGTGAACGCCTGATGGATGCACAGCCGCCGAGCCTCCAGTTCTGGCAGCTGCTCCTATATCCATTCTTCGCCGCCTTCGGCGGCCTGCTGGGCTACGCGCTGCGCATGATGGACGCCGGACTCAAGGTGAGCCTCTGGCGCGCTGTCATCGAATCGCTCGCCGCCGGATTCGTGGGCATCCTCGTGATGCTGCTTTGCCAGGCCATGCAGCTCTCGCCGCAGTGGACGGGCGTGATGGTTGGGGTCTGCGGTTGGCTGGGCGCCACGGCAAGCATCCGCATGCTCGAGCGCGTGGTGCGGAACAAGCTGGGGGTCACCGATACCGGAGGCATCGCCAATGGCGGGCCGTAGGCGTAAGCGAGTCCAGCTGTGGGCGGGCCACGCGCTCATCGTGGCCCTGATCGTCATCGGCGTGACGGCCGTCAATCAGGCCTGCGGCCGACCGCACTGGCCAGCCCTTGAGGCCGATGCCGTTCGCGTTGCGTTCCTGGTGATCGCGTTGATGGCGATCGCCGTTTCCTTCTCAGGCAGAGGTCCCGAGGGCCGCGCATGAACACTCTCAAGCAATACGGACGCCTGATCGCCGGCGTTCTCATCATCCTTTTCATCATCGCCATTTGCTGGGCCGTCGTGCACTACGGAAACACGCGCTATGCCGCCGGCGTTGATGCCGGCCGCAACGCGGTGCTCGCCGACGACGCGCGCCAGGTCGCACAGGTGCAGGAGGCCCGCAATGCGCTCGATTCGCTCAGCGCCTCTGCTGGCCAGCAACTCCAACACAACCTCGGCACAGCGCTGCCGGCCATCCAGGCGCAGACCCATGACACCATCGAAACGATCCGCACTGTTTACCGTGACCGTCCTGCTGCCGCTGTTAATTGCAGCCGCCCTGACGGCGTGCAGTCCGCTCTCGACCAAGCCGTCGACCGCGCCAATGCCGCTGCAGGTGCCCCAAGTGACGTGCGATCAGACACCGCCCCCGCAGCTGCTGGATCGAGTGCCGCCCCTCCAGTCGGAGGCGGACATCCCGGCGAATGACGCGTGGAAAGCCGATGCCATCGGTAAGTACGCCGAGCTGGTGACAATCCGCTACCAAGAGCGTGCGTGTATGGCCAAGCTCCGAGCCGACGGCGTAATCCGCTAAGCGTAAGCCCCGCCAAGTGCGGGGCTTACTTTGTGGGCCAGACTGCCGGCGCGGCAAATGTCTGCCGAAATTCCGGCCATTGCCGGCAGTCCTCGCGAGGAATAGCGATGAATCCTGCGCCGGCGCACAGCGAGCAGCCTGGCGCGCTGTGGCACTGGCATTCCCGCTGTTCCCAGTAGCTGCGATGAACGAATTCGCCTTCGCCACAGTGAAAGCACTTAATGCCCACCTGGTCCAGGGTGATGCACCCACGGTTGCAGACATTGCAAATGCCTGGTCGGCCCATCGTGAATTTCGCTCGTCTGCCCATGCGCGGCAGGGTAGGCGCCGGCGATCTCACGCGCCGAGAGCTAGTCAGTGTGGCACGCGCTCATCGCAAACTTCAGGTAGCCTGCGTGCATTCGATTCCATAGGGATGTGAACGATGAAGACCGCCCGCGCTTGCCTCATTCTGGCCTTGGCCCTGACGCCCATGGCATCCCTGGCGCAGATCCGACGCTTGCCGACGGACACGGAGCTGAAGGCCGGCTATTGCGTCGCTGTGGAGAGAACGCAGCTGGAGAACCTGCAGGCGGCCACTCACAACGGCGGCGCAGACCGCGCTGATGCAGAGCAGCAAGCGGCCGCAATCAAAGCGCTCTCGGACGACGTCAAGCGGCTTGACGCTTACCTTTCACCGAAATATTGGTCGATCGAGCCGAAGCCGTTGAGCGAGGCAGCCGGCCGCGGCTTGGCAGACCTCGAGTCATCAGACGCTGAGCCTACGACATGTCGTCCATCAGCCGTTGGTCAGGGCGCCTTGCCTGCGCAGTGCGCAGCCCAGGCGCCGGCGTCAACGCGCCTGCGAAGCTGCATCGGCGCGCCATTTCTCCCTTACTGAAGGGCCCGTCACTCGCCATGTAGCTTCCCAGGGAGCCCGTGTGCGGTAGGTAGATCCGGCTAGACGTGCGGGGCTGATAGCAGGCGTCTCAACCCCGTAAAATTGACCTACAACCCCTTGATTGGATACGGAAGCAAACCGGGTTATTCCGTAAAATTGGTGGCCGTAAGCGATTGATGTAGAGGCAGAGTTGCAGAGACTTTTAATTTGGTGCGCTTCTCGTCCGACGAAAGCTATATTTCGAGCCATCGGGAAGCTATGACATCCTCGCAAGCGCGGGGCGCAAGGGGTGGAACGGGCCTTGCATCTGACACAGGGGAGCTGCCACGTTGAGTTCTGTCGACGTTGCCGGCAAGACGTAACTATATGAATTGCAAGGAATGGGGGAAGGATGCCTTTGCCATTTGAATTTCGCCAAGTTGACGCAAATTGTCTAAATGCGACCGAAGCGCATTGGCTGCAATATGCCGACAACAATCCGGAGAACGTCAACCGTCCCTTCTACGATGGTTGTTTTTCGGCGTGTAAGGCTCACTTGGCTGGCAATCAGGCCGGCGACAGTAAGACAGCTCTCTACGGCGTATTTGATGACATCAATGGGGTAAAGACTGCGGTCGCCCTGGTCAACTTGGTGCATGCGCGGCCGCAGTCAGCCTCGCCGTGGCTGAAGATGGTGTCCGTCTATGTCGAGCCCATGCTTGATGTGGCTAACAACGAGCCCGACATTAAACGTCTGGCCTGGATTGCAGCCGTGACCATCGTTGGTGCGTTTGAACTTACGTTTCGGGTGATGCCGGCTCGGGAACTTAAGATTTGGGCCAACGTACCGATGACTAAGGAATTCCTCACGGCAGTTTCAACAGCACTGTTCGACGATGCCTTTGAGCTCAGCACTCACGGTAACTGGATCGTGGTGCGGAAACGTGACGCGGAGCAAGCTGGGCTGAAGGTCGTGTCGTAA